GTCATCGGACAGCGAATCAATGATGAGCAATTCTTCGTGAAGCTTCTTCGGACTTGGCACAACCCGATTTCACTCGATGACAAAGCCATCGCCAATGACATCGCGGATCACTTTGCAGAATATCCGGTCGAAGTGTTGGCGTACAGCCGCCGAACTTCGTCCGCGATTGCGGCTAGACTTCAGCCAGCCGGAATCCCAATCGCCGACATAGACGGGGCTCTTTACGGTCAAAGTTGCGACGAACTTTTGGGAGCGATTTCATCAAAGAGACTTCGACACGGACAGCAGCCGGAATTGACGAAACAGATCCTTTCAGCTGCGAGGCTTCCATTCGGAGATGGCGGATGGACTATTGGACGCAGAGCTTCTCAATCGACTGTGTGTGCCACCGTGGCTTGTGCGCTGGTCACACATTACGCGACACGCCCACAGACGGATCTTGACATTATGATCGGCTAACGCTATTGGATCTCTAAAATTAAGGCATGGGTCTAAAAGATTTCTTTGTCACGGCTCCAACGCCTATTGCTGACATTAACATCGATGCTGCTCTCGCGCCTGTAAATTCAATTGACGCTCTTGGAGCTCCGTACTTTGCTTATGGTCAAAGTGCCACACGATCAGAGGCGATGGGTGTACCTGTAATCGCTCGCGCTCGCGGAATTATTTGTTCAACCGTGGCTTCGCTGCCATTGGAAACAAAAGTTAAAGAAACAAATGAAACGGTTTATTCTCCACGCGTAATTCACCAACCGGATCCACGAATCACGGGCGCAGAATTTTGGGCTTGGATTGCGGAAGATTTGCTTTTCCGTCCGGCAGCTTACGCCCGCGTACTTTCAAGATATGCGGACACCGGAAGAATTCAAGCGATGGAAAGAATTGCACCGGAGCGCGTTGAAGTATTAACAAATGGACTTGGCACAGAAATTGATGCATATCGTGTCGATGGATATTCAATTGATCCATCAGATCTTGTCGTCTTTGGAAATATGCAAGAAGGCTTGCTCAATCGTGCTGGTCGCACCGTCCGGTCGGCTCATGCACTTGAGAAAGCCGCTTATGACTTCGCGCTCAATCCAATTCCACAGATTGTCTTGTCATCCAATGGCGTACAACTTCCAAAGGATCGCGTTGCGTCTTTGATTAACGCTTTCAAGAATAAAGCTTCAAAGGCTGTCACATTCCTAAACGCAGACATCAAGATGGACACAATTGGCTACGACCCTAAGAATTTGCAGATGAATGAGGCGAGACAATATCTCGCTCTGGAGCTCTGCCGTGCAATCGGATTACCGGCATGGTTCGCATCAGCTGATCCATCTAGCACAACATATTCAAACGCTGTAAATCAAAGGCGCGACCTTATCGATTTCTCGATTCGTCCCGTGCTCACGATTATTGAGCAGCGTTTATCTTTAACGGATTTCACTCCAGCATCACAGTATGTCCGTTATGACCTAGACGATTTCTTGCGTGGTAATCCGTTAGAGCGCGCGCAAGTGTACGAAATCCTAAACCGCATCGGTGCGATGAGCATCGAGCAAATTCAAGAAGAAGAGGACATGATCGGATGAAGCTAACGACACCAATGACAATCACCGCGGCAGATTCCGAGTCGCGCACAATCACCGGACGCATCGTGGCATTTGAAGAAGCCGCAAACGCATCAACTGGCAAAGTCGTCTTTGCTAAAGGATCCATTCAGCCAAAAGAAGTATTTTTGAATCTTGAGCATGACCGTACACGCCGAATTGGAAAGACACTTTCCATGTCAATGGATGGCGATGGAGCAATCAACGCAAGCTTTAAGATTGCCAACACAACCGCAGGTTCAGATGCGCTTGAAGAAGCAATTTTCGGATTGCGCGATGGCTTCTCAATTGAATTGGCTGTTGATGATTACATCAACGAAAAGGACGGCACAATGCGCGTTCTCGCAGGAGAGCTCACAGGCGTTGCTTTGGTTAGCGAACCTGCCGTCCGATCTGCAAGGGTCGCTGAAGTCGCCGCGACAACTGGCGAAGAAGATTCTGAATCCACACCGGATCCAGAAGAAACACCAACAACAGAAGGAGACGAAGTGGAAAACACCGTCACAAACGCGGACACCGTCGAGACGGTAGAAGCCGCACAGTCAGTAACAGCGTCAGCAAAGTCTGTCGCTTATTCAAAGCCACGCATCGAAGTCACAGCAGCTAAGTATCTAGAAAATAAGATCATGGCAGCTATGGGCGACGAAAGTGCGCGTCAATATGTACTCGCAGCCGATAACACAACGGACAACGCTGGTCTTGTACCAACTCGTCAGCTTGCTGAAGTTATCAACGGACTCTCAACTACAGTTCGTCCATCAATCGATGCAATCTCACGCGGCACACTTCCGGACGCGGGCATGACATTCGAAATTCCAAAAATTACAGTTGCTCCAGCGGTCGGAACAGTCGCCGAAGATGCAGCGTTCACAGAGACAGATCAGAATTCTGCATTTGTATCAGTTGATGTCAAGAAGTTCGCAGGGCAGCAAAAGTTTTCAGTTGAGTTGCTCCAGCGCACAAGTCCGCTCTTCTTCAATGAGCTTCTTTCAAATATGGTCGCGGCGATGGCTAAGCAGCAGGACACCTACACAAACAGCATTCTTGTATCCGGTGCAACAGCGGATGCAACATCAATCGCAACATATCCAACAGCCGCAGAACTTCTTGCGTTTATTGGTCGCGGTGCAGCAAGTGTCTATGCAGCAACAGCGGGTCTTGCAAATCCATTTGCTCGCAACATCTTGGTGAACACTTCACAATGGAGCAATTTGATGTCACTTAACGACAGCGGACGCCCTATCTATAACGAAGTAACACAGCCAATGAACCAACCCGGAATTGCAACTCCAACATCACTTCGTGGTCGCGTTGCGGGTCTTGATTTGTATGTAACAGCTAACACAGCTGCAACAACAGACACAGATGATTCAATCATGATCATCAACCCTGATTCATACACATGGTACGAATCACCTTCCTATCAGCTTCGTGCCGAATCAACAGCAGACGGTTCAATCACCGTGGGCGTTTATTCATTCGGAGCAGTTGCAACAAAGATTGGCGCTGGCGCGTTCGGCGTAAATAAGACCTAATCCATAACACATCAATCATCGGTTAGTTCGCTCCCGAGCTAACCGAGCAGACGAAGGGAAGAGCTCATGTCGCTAGTCACTCCATCGCAGCTACGAGCTGTCTTGCAAGTGAGCTCTTCTCTTTATTCTGATGCCTATCTTGAAAAGGTAATTGACACAAGCGAGCTTGTAATTTTGCCGCTTCTCGTCTCTTATTCTTCATCCGTTACATATCATCGCCGTGCGTCCAATGTCGCAACCCTAACCACCAACACTCCACATAATTACATCGTGGGATCTAGTGTTGTCGTATCTATTGGACATCAAGGATTTGACGGAACAAAGACAATCACAGCCATCAATGGCGAATATCAATTCTCTTACGCAAGTTCGGGCGCGGATGTCGTTGAAAATGCGATTATTCCTCATGGCACGACTTATCTTTCAGGCTATGACGCAGCAACAATCTACGCATCAGATCCAGCCGTTTATGAAGCCATCATTGTCGTATCCGTTGAAATCTTCCAATCGATTACAGCTGCGGGCGGACAAATCGAAGGAGTTGATTTCCAGCCTACGCCGTACCGAATGGGTCGATCACTTATGAACCGAGTCATCGGCATTCTAGGCAAATCACTCGATACCGGAGCGATGCTGGCATGACCGCATCATCCATCGCGGTAAATATTCGCGGAGTATTAAAGACAGCGATTTCGAGCGTTGCGGTTAATCCATACGACGCCGTACCCGAAGCTCCACAAGTGCCATTTGCTGCCATCGTGCCAAATACGCCATATCTTGAGCCAAATCTCATCGGCACATCGACTCGGGTCAAAATCAATCTTGTTATCACAGTCGGAGTCGCTATGTACTCCAATAATGCAGCTCTCGACAATATCGAGCAGCTTGTCATGGACATTCTGGCGGTTATTCCGTCGGGCTACACCGTGGGATCGGTGTCTAATCCCATCCCAATGACTCTCGCAAGCGGGTCGGACATTCTCGCTTGTGAGATCGACATCTCGACCCAATACACCCAAACAAACTAGGAGTAAATTATGCCAACGACCGTCATCACCGGACGCGATCTAGTATTGACGATCGCTACCGTAAATTACGACGCACAAGCCACAACCGTCACACTTGAAGCCGACCATGTCATCGAGACTTATCAGACACTCGATGGTCGCGCATATAAGGCAATCGACGACTCATGGACACTCAATGTTGAAATGCTTGCAGATTGGGGCGCAACAGGATCACTCTGCGAATCACTTTGGACAGCTTGCGAATCAGCACCAAACACAACTTTGGCGGCATCGATTACAGCTGCAACCGGAGCCGTTTTCGCTTGCAATATCTTGCCAACATTCCCATCCGTAGGCGGATCAGCACCGGACGCGCAGACCGTGTCACTTTCATTCCAAGTCGTCGGCACACCAACCGAGACATTTAGCTAAGAGATAGGAAATCGGGAGCATGAAAACAGGAATCACAATTACATACTTTTCAGGGGAATCGGAATCGTTCACGGCTTCGACACCGGAATTCGTAAAATGGGAAAGAAAGACAGGCTTGAAGGTTACACAGCTAGGCGAAAATGTCGGGCTCGATGATCTTCTTTTTCTAGCGTATAACGCAAAGAAAAGAGAGCTTGCCGGACAGCCCATCAAACCTTACGAGATTTGGTGCGATACCGTGGACGACATCCGATCCGAGGAAGTGGATAGCCCAAAAGCTACGCCGTCGGAAGCTTAAATCGCGTATTGGTTGAACTCGCATTGGCGACAGGGATACCGATGAAAGAGTGGGAGACGGCGGAGCAGATTTTCACAGCAATCGAGATTTTGGAGAAGCGAAATGGCAACAAAGGCAGGTAGAGGCACATTTGCCATCACCGTCGAGCCATTAGCTCTTAAGAATCTTATTCAAACGCTGAATATGCTAGACAAAGAGACTCAAAACAAAGTCCGAGATGCGGCGATGCCGTTATCTCAAAGACTCGCCGGACAGCTTCTTATGTTTAGCCAAGCCGCGCCAGCTCCACAAACAAAGCTTGTCGCTCAATCAATCACAGCCAAGCGGGATCGATTGATTCGAGTCGATGTGGGCGGCTCAAAAAGAGTCGGTCGCAAGTACGGCGGAGAACAATCTAAGTCAGGAAAAGGCGCAAAAGTGCGGCAGCAATCCGCGCCAGCTGGTGCGCTCTTGTGGGGAACGGAATATGGATCTCACAAAGGCGTGGACTCATTGGGTCGCCCGTACACCAACCGATTCAAAGCTCCGGCAAATAAACGCGGCTATTGGATCAATCCGGCGGTGGATTACTACACGCCAATCGTTGCGAAAGAATATATTGAAATTATCCAAGACATCATCCGAAAGGTAGGGCTCGACTAATGGCGGGAATCCCAAAAGTCAAGATTACCTTTGACGCGGACTTCGATGAACTCAAGCGCGGAGTCAAAGGCGCGGAAAATGAAGTCCAATCATTTGGCGACAAGATGGGCAAATTTGGCAAGTTAGCGGGAGCGGCTTTTGCAGCTGCGAGCGCGGCAGCTTTGGCATACGCCGGAGTGCTTCTCAAGC